TCAACAGCAACTTTACCTGTCAAACCTGTTTCATATAAATTCTTGATAAATTTTTGACTGTCCATTGCTCCGTCAATCGTCAGTGCCAGCACGTCCTTAACCGCCAATCCCATAATGCCGTCAAACGTCATATATGTTTTAAAATGCAATATTTCATCAGTGCTGAATTTATATACCTTTCCGGTTACCGGTTCTGAATATATATACCAAACTCCGCCGTTATCATCTATTAACTTCGCATTGTCATCATAGACAGTCATATATCGGTTATCCAATATTAACAACTCAGGCTCTTTGTTCCGTGCGATATATACATAACAATTTCCGTAATGATACATCACTGTTACAACAGTTGCCCAAAACGTCGTTGCAGTCATATTCTTATTCGGTCGTACTTTCAGCACATTGTATAATGCTGAATTTTTTGCCTTACTGACACCTTTCGTTGTTTCTTGATACATCTTTAACGGCAGTTTTGCAACCGCCTCAGATAACGTTTTTAGACAGGTGAAATATGTCACTTCCGACAGTTTACTGTTCCGTATACTGCCGTACTGCGTCCAAAATCGTTCATCTAACAATGATATTGTCGTTGTATCATGTGTCAGTGCATAAAATGCCGATTTTATTCTGTTAAAAAATTTCATTATATCTGACCTCTCAACATTTCTTCATATTCTGCCAGTTGTGCCGCTGCTATTGCGTTGACATCAACATAATTCAATTCATGTGTATATGCTCTGGTGTGTGCTATTATCAGTGCCATTGCAGGATCAATTTTATTGATACTTTTCGCCTTATTCGGTCTAACATTACCGTTTTCATCAAACGTAACTACGGTATTTCCAACTGCCCACTTCAACATCGGATCATCAAAATGTATTAATTTACGGTCTTCAATCGTTATCCCCAATTCCTTGGTTGGCTCTGACAATGTTTTAAATCCTTGTCTGACTTCAACCACTTTCATACCCTCGTCAATCAGATGTGACATTAACTGCGTTGCGTTCCACGGATCTAAGCAGACTTCCAAAATGTCATACTTTTCACGCATCCGCAAAATATAATCTTCGATATAGTCAAAATCAACTGCATTGCCGGGCGTTGCCGTTATATATCCCATATCAATATACCGTTGATAATCAATGTGATGTTTCTGTGAATTATCAAAAATCTTATCTTCCGGTATAAAATCATGGTGCAACACTGCGAAATATCCGTCACTTAGTGGAAATTCAAAAACGACGCTTGCCAAGTCGTTACGCACAGACAAATCGCCTGCGGCATAACACTTTTTACCGATTAAATCTTCTTTGGTGATTTTCAAAGTCGGTGGTTTATTGTACTGCTCCATATTCGCCCATGAAGCGGTATCAGTAACCCACATATTCAGTTTTTTACACTTGAATTCGTTCAATTTTGACGGAATATTTTTAGATGCAGTATAAACACTTTCCATATCTTTTAGGTTGACACTGACATTCATATTCGGATTGGCTTTTATCCAATTCTGCGGATCTGTCCAATCGTCATTTTCGTCCAATTCTGCTATGTAAATGAAAATATCTTCATTCTCAACCGTTTCATTCAAAATATTTTTGTAATAGTCATATAATTCCTTACAAAAACAGTTTGGATTTCTGCCTGCGGTCGTTCCTGTTCCGATTAATGGCTGTGTTCTTGCACCTGTCGCACTGTCCAAAATATTGTACACATCACCTGTTTTGTGTGCGTGTAACTCATCAATCAATCCCAAATGCACATTTAAACCGTCCAAAGTTTCACTGTCTGACGATAGCGGTTCAAATTTTGATAATTGTGCGTCAAAAGTGATGTTGTTCCGATACGTTGTCAGTATAGTTCGTAGCTCCGGTGACTTCCCAATCATATTCTTAGCCTCATCGAATATAATTCGTGCTTGGTCTTTTTTGGTTGCTGCCGAATAAATTTCAGCACCGTTTTCACCGTCACAAACAATAACATATAGTCCGATGAACGCCATTAACGTAGATTTTCCGTTTTTTCGTGCCACCTGAATGTAAAAATATCTGAATCGGCGTGTATCATCATCTTTACGCTTCCACCCGAATATAGAACCTACAACAAATCTCTGCCAATCTTCTAATATCAGTGGCTTGCCTGCCCACTTTCCTTTGCTGTGTCGGCAGTAATTTTTAGCGAATGCAAAACAATATTCTGCTTGCTCTGCATCAAAGTAGTACGGATAATCTTTTCTTTTAGATTTTTTTAAATCTTTCAGATGTCGCTTGCACGCTTTTTTTACCGAATCACCTGCAATAATCTTGCCGGCTACGACTTTTTTTGCATATGATGTTACCGAATCCATAGTTTACGCACTCCTGTTCTTCTTGCTGATGAATTCCATAATACTTGCTTTTTTGTCCTCGGTTTCTACCGGATTTGTCATTCCGGTTCTTGATGACGGTGTCAATCCGAACTCTTTGGCGAACGTCAGCATTTGTTTTTTTGCAGTGTTTGAAATGCTGATTTCAGGTATTTGTTGTTCATACCCTTTGGCGGTGATAAACGTCAGCGGTGCAGGAGAATTTTTGTCCGGTTGTTTTGCCTGTATCGCCTTTTCAGCTAATACCCACTGTGCATATGAATCGCAGTATGCGGCAAATGTTCCTACATCTGCATCCGTCAGCATTCCGGCATTGAATACAATCGGTGCTAATCGTTTCCACTCTTTTTTTGCAATTTTATTTAGGAACACCGGCGGTGACGGAACTTTTTCCGGTTTTGAAAATTGCAATCTGTTTTCAGTTTTTCTATGTCCGGGATTGCCGTGTAGTTCCTCCAGCTCTGCCGGTTTTTTCGTTGGTCCTCTTGCTCCCATTTTTGGTTTAACCCCCTCTCGAAAACTTGCGTGTGCGTAAAAAAGACTTGGGCGACGGTCTACCGTACAATCGCAAAAACAATTTTGATACCCCCTTCCGTAAAAAAAATCTTCACGAAAGAAAAAATTTTTTTAATATTATCTACCAAAACCGCCGTCTTCTGTCGCTGTCTTACGGTCATGGCATTGCTTGCACAGTGGTTGCCAGTTGTTCCTGTCCCAGAACAGCTGTTGATTTCCCTTGTGCGGTGTGATGTGGTCTACAACTGTGGCTTTCTCGTATCTTCCCTGTTGCAGACAGCGAATACAAAACGGATGTGACAATAGATATGTCTTGCTTGCTTTTCGCCAACGTCCGTTATATCCGCGTTTGCTCGCCGATTCCCTGTGGTCGTCATATTGTCGTTTCAAATGTTGATGTAATTCACAATATGTGTCGTGTGTCAGTCGGTGACATCCGCATTTGTTACATACGTGTAGTGCAGCCTGTGCCATTGTCATTTGTCCTTTCGGTCTATTATACATAACCTGTTATTGTGTATAATTGAATCAGTTCAGTTCCTACTAATAAATGCACACAAAAAACCGGGGTTTCATTATACGTTGAACATTTATGTATAACAAAATTAAATTTTAAAGTTTTTCATAGCAGTTAATACACTGTCTTTTGTAACGCCAATATACCGCAATGTATCACTGGCATTGCGGTGATTAAACCATATTTGCAGTGTAACTATATCGTGTGTTTGTCTGTAGTAGTGGTAGCCACACGTCTTCCGTAATGTGTGTGTGCCGACCTTGTATCTGATACCTACATGGTCCGCTGCTTCACGCAAAACCTTGTAAGCCATGTCACGTGTTATCGGTTTGTATTCATTGTTTGGATTTGGTATTAATGCCTCTTCCGGTGTACGGTGTTCGCAGTAGGTTTTATATTCTCTCAACAGCTCATCGTTATATGCAACCGTGATTTCCTTTCCGGTCTTGCTCTGCCGGAACGTTGCAGTATTACGCCCCTTAACGTCACCTACTGTCATTTTCAAAATTTCATTAATACGCAATCCTAATGAAATACCTGTAATGAACATAATGTAATATTTAATATCCTTTTGACGCAGATATTTTTTGATTGCGTATACATCACGTTTATCACGAATTGGTTCAACCGTATTCATACAATCACCCTTCGTATTCTCTTAGCCACCTACGCAGATCTCTTTCAAACATTTTACGTTTGTGACGACATTCACGCCATTTGCTGTTTCGTCTGTTCCATTCAGTGCAGAATTTTCTGCGTTTATATTCAAACTTCTTTTTTCGTAGATATATTTTTATTCTTTCAAACATAGTTTTATCCTTTCTACCGTTTATATATTGCTTACATCAATCTTGCCACTCATTAGCTCTGGCAATAGTGCGTCCCGAAGTTCTGCTAAGTATCTGTTTTCTTCAAGATTTAGATAATATATGTGTTGTTTCCAAGTATTAAATATCATCATAAGAATACTTGAAATGTTTTCTTTGTTGTTGTTTGCAAATATTATTTCATTTTTGTTCTTAGTTGTTTTGAAATAATCGTTTTTAACAATCTTTTCGCCACATATTTTTTCTGTCAATTTTGAAAAATCATTATTTGTACTGTTGTCCTGCTTAAACAGCTCAATGTCAAATCCTAAAGACTTGGCGATTGTTTCATTGATGGTTAGCTTGCAGTTGTTTTTTTCAGTTACAATTCTGTTAATATCCGCAACTATTTCGTTGTACGGTCTATGTGCATTTTCTATATTTTCAAATTCTATGTATCGGCTCGGTGTCAATACATAATCATTTTTTTTGATTTCTTCAATGCTTACTGCCTTGCAGTAACCCGCAATGTTTCCGTACTGTTCAATCTGTATCAATACATCTTGTATCTGACTTTCGGATATAACCTTGACTTCTTTTGCGTATGTCCTGTTAGTGTGACTTTTGCCGCCAAACTGCCCATTTTGCATTCGCTGTTCTGTTTCATACCTCTGTCGTAGGTCAATCATTTCTACTGTCGAATGCTGTTTATTTTTATTAAATGTTATAATGCACGTTGGTATTGACGTAACTTCAAACATTTTATCCGGACATACAATTATACTTTCTATGAAATTCATTTCAACTAAATACTGTCTTATTTGCTTTTCCTTTTGGTTGTCTGTACTTAAAACACCATTCGGCAATATAAAACTTGCTTTGTCTGTAATTTCATCTAACGCAGTCAATACAAACGCATAATTCGCATTACTTTCCGGCGGCACTTCGCATTGTGAAAATCTATTCTGTAATTGTGCAAATACCGGCTGTTCCCATTTCATATTGTACGGTGGATTTGATATACAACAATCAGCTTTAAATTCGCTCTTAGTTATCTCTTTAACAGTTGCAAATCTATTGCCTTTTTGTGTCCTGTATGTTTTAAAAATTTCATCTGACAATACATCACAATGAATAACTTCGGC